ACCAGAAGAGCTGGCCGGCTGAACTTCAGGGGTAGTTTGCCGGACTGGCCCATTATCATTGAGATTTAGATCAGGACCGTCATACTCATGACCTAAAGTTTTTGAAGGATCTGCCGGCGGAAGCTGTTTTGTGCCTACGTCAAGGTCTAAATCAGGACCTCCATATTCATGCCCATTTACTACTGGAGCGTCTCCGCCTCCGTCCATTAAGTTTGAACTTGCTTCAGGTGTACTGCTCACGTCAACGGCTGGAGTGGTGAAGTAGTTAACTGCCCCGTGAATTGCGCCGGATGTCAGGCCTGCAACTGTACCTTCCTTAACTGCCTGATCAAAGCTTTCACCCTGACTTAAGCCGTAGGCTGTCTTGGCACCTCCAACGGCAATACCAGTACCAACAGCTGCAGATGTTTCAAATGCCGCAGCGGCCATTGGACCTAAGTACGCGGCAGCAGCTGCCATGGCAATTGCCTGGACAGGGTCTTTTTCAATCGGCTTGATGACGTACGTGTCAACAGCCGTTGCAACTTCGTCAGCGGCCTTAAAGACTTCTGATACGCCGTTTCCGACGGCTTCGAGAATTCCACCAAAAAAGCCGCGATCGCTGCCGCTACTAGAGCCGGGGGCAATTGCTTCTACTACTGCGCTCATTGCATTGTTCCTTCACGGTCATTTCCTAGTTGCAAAGAGACCAGGTATTCGCCATTACCTGCCATCTGGACTTGATAGCCCATGCCAGGATTTGGCGGGCTTTTTGCAACGGTTCGGAAGATATTCAATAGGCTTTGGTCACTGAACTGGGTGACCAAAGTGTCATAGCCGTTTTTGTAGGCATCAACGACAAAAGCAAAGCCGGAAGCCAAAAAGTTTTGGGCAGTGTCCGCGTTTAGAGCCCTGAACGTGCCCTTGCTGGGCTGGCTTTCTGCCCCATGCACGACGTAGATCGTGTTGCCGTAGCGATAGAACTTGCTATTAGGCATCTGCACTTCTTTGACAAAAGTGGCGTACACAAACTCAATTGGATATTGAGACTTTGTGTTTTCGGCAGCTACTTTCAGCAGCTCGCCTACGTCTAGCATTTTTTGTCGGCTGTCTACGACTGGCATGGTTAGATCCTCATGTTGAAAAGCGCGGCGCTGAACACGTTGCCCATGCCAGCGCTTAAGCTTAACACTGCCCCATCTGGAGCTTCAACCGTCTCGGAAAGAAACACATGGTCCCTCTCAGTCCGATTCAAGATCCCAGGGACAGTTCCCTTTTCTAAATCATTGAACAGCAAGAGGGTCTCTAACAGTCCGCTCGCTCCCATCGTATGGCCGATTCGCTGCTTGTACGATGTCGCTACAAAATTACCTAGGCACTTTTCCAACGCGGTTTTTTCGGCTGCGTTGTTAGACTTTGTCCCCGTACCGTGAGTTTTGACAATTTTAATTTGTTCTGAGGAGATTAGGCTGAGTTTTAAGGCCCCCTCAATTGCTCTTTTGAAACCTTGGCCATCTTCACGTTGGCCAATCGCATTTGTTGCCACCTCGGTGGCTGTCCAGGCGGACAGAAGCTCAGCCTTTGGCTGCAGTCCGGAGCTCTTCACGGCTTCTTCGGATTCAAATACGGCGAACACGGCACCCTGGCCTATATGAAACCCAAAGTTTGTTGAATCGAATGCACTGGGGACCACCTGGTGAGTCTCGGCCATGCTTTCGGTGAGCGTTGCCTTTGCTTCTCCAAAGAACTGAAGGGTCATGTTGTTGACTTGGTCCTCAACTGACAAGACAATGACCCGGTCAAAACCGTAGAACTTGATCAAGGTCTGTACGTCCATGAGCACCTTGAGGCTAGAGGTGCAGGCAGTGGCGTCAGTAGCCGTGTGATCAATCTCCCCGCACTGCGAGGCGACACGTCCAGCATAGATCTGCGTCAGGGACAGTGGCAGGATCTTGTAGTTGTAGGTCCACTCATTTTCCCTGTTCAGCTTTGCGCCTTCGTTGGCAAAATTGCTGTTTCCAGCGGCCAAGATGAAAGCCGTCTTGCCAGTTTGGGTCTCTCGAAGTTGCTTCAGGAGAGCTGGATCCAGGACCTTCTCAGCCACCAGGTGCGCCGGATTGATCAGCCCTGTCTTGACGCGGGCGTAGGTCTCAGGAAACAGGTGGACTTTTTGGGGATAGGTGTGGTCTGAAAAGAGAGTGGCTTCTTCGGTGCAAGTGATGCGACTTTCAGTGAGAAAGATTCTCATACTAGCCAACCTCGACCTTCTTTAAGGTCAACAGGCTGCCGACGGCCCCATTCTTTGAGAAAGTTCAGAAGGTCCTGGGGCGTATCCCCTTGCATCTCCTTGCTTTTTTCGTCCTCAACGTCGTAGATCTCGCAGAGATAGACCACGCACATCAGCATGTCTAGGCTGTCAAGCCCGGTGTCCCTTAAGACCATCTCCATGGAGTCGATCTTTCGAACCTCGCTGTTGAAAGGCCTGGCTTTTTTAGCTACGTCGTTCAGTAGCTCGATGAATTCTTGATCGGTCATTAGTCTACCACTCCAACAAAGCGTTCGGCCCAACTACGCCAGTCGGTGTAAGCAAATGGATTTGGAGCGTTCTTTTGGCTCAAGCCCGATATAACGCAGAACTGTAAGGCCCACTCCTGCCACTTGGTCTCATCGTCTAGCCGCGAAAGCGATCCGTAGCGGGAAAGATCAAGAACGATGCAGTCCGCCCAGTCGCGCAAGCCCATTATAGCCGGCTGCGTGATCACGAAGAGCTTTCTGCCAGACCGCCTAGCACATCTCCGTCGGCCTCGCCAACGTGGGCGATGATCTGCCCCATCTGGTAGTTTCCATTTATGGTGTTGGATGTAAACTTAAACCGCAACTCACGGCGAGCTTCTTTGAAAGACACCACTTGCTCGTAGGGCGTAGTTGGAGTTTCAAAGACTACTCGCTCTGGGCCTGACACTTCCAGGGCTTTTGCATTAGCCCGTCCTGTCAGCTGCACGATCATGTTTCCTGATTGAACAAAGTCAGGCTCAATTGACTCAACCCGAATCCACTTGTTCTTGGAGCCTCCAGCAGGGACCAGCATGCTCATGTCGGCTGTCTCAAAGTAGGAGGGGACAGCCGTGATGTATTGACCGTCAATCTCGTTGACGTCGTGCTCATGCTGCCAGACCATAAAACCTTCGACTGGGGTCACAATTCGCTGGCTGCCGTCCTCTGTGATCCTTAGATCACTTGTTTCGGTGACCCTATTGTTGGAGATGTAGGAAGATTCTTGTAGTCCGCACAGCAAGGGGGCCGCGTAGACAGGCGACCATTCGCCAGCGGTCCTACCTCCGTTGGGCATCTCGGTGTCGTACCATGTGTTTTCACGTACGTTGTAGATGATGGCATGGGTGCACTCCGTCGCGCTACCTTTTGGATAGCACCACCAGATCTCTCCAAAGCGCGGAACCTTAAAGGCCCAGACTCTTTGCGCTGCCGCCCTGTTTAGGCCGTCGTAGAAGTAGTTGATGTTAAGCGTGTTGGGGATCTCTCGAACCACACCATTGAACATCAGCATGCGGTCAGTGCCAAGCCAGTAGTAGATGCCGTCATATTCGATAACGGATGCGGCTGACAAGATGCTGGATTCTGGGCTGATGGTATCAAACTGGAAGACCTCGGTGCCACCTACAAATGAAGCACGGATGACAGCGTCGGCACTCCAAAAAAGACCAGCTGGAGCGTTTCCTGGACCACCTCTAAGTGCAATGCCACGGACTATCTTTTGACCTGCAACCCTGGCGCTTCCAGATCCTACGCCAGTCAAGTCAGTAGGGGCTCCGGCCACAGACCACCCAATGACGCCATCGTCTCCAAAATACATCAGATAGGGATGTAGCGAGACAACGCCTCCCGTGACGCTCACGCCAGCCGGAAACGTAGTGATCTCAGTGAGCGGATCTGTGCCAGTCATGGAGCCAATAAACAGCTGGCCTCCGGCGTTATTGCAGATGCACGATGCATTTGGAGCAACTTGAGCCACAATCGAATTGGCAGCTGGAATTGACTGGCTGTCATAGATGACGTCAAACTGCCAAAGATTGTTGTCGTCTACGACCAGAGTTGTTGGCGTGCGATTAAATCCAAGACTGCTGTTCCCGCTGGCGTCTAGCGTAAAGCGCTCAATAAAGCCGGCACTTCCAGAATGAAAGTACGTTAGGCTATTTTGCGTAAATGTCTTGACACCGCGGCTGACTTCTGGCAAGTAGCGATTGACTACGGTATACCCGCCGACCTTACGCGGAAGACCACGCTGCCAACGGACCCATTGGCCGTCAACGTAATAGTCACCCTCGTACCGGGTACCGTCACGCTTGATCCCTGGTAGGGATTTCAGGACGATGGGAGTTGTCGTCATCAGTAGGTTCCGCCGGCAATCGGATCTAAGCCAATGGCCACTTGAGCAGCTGCTTGGGAAGCCGCGGTAAATATTGCAATACCTGTGGCCGTGCCGCCTAGATTGATCAAGGCATTTCCTGCAGTTGTGGCTCCAGTGCCTCCATTGGCAATTGAGATTGGCACGGAGACGCCGCCCGTATCTGCTTGCACCACGTTAGTACCATCAGAATACAAGATTGACCGGGCACCTTGCGCAATCGTGTAGCCCGCAGCAATTGATGTCTTGATGGTCAGGGTATACGGGCCAGTTGTGCTGTTAGACACCCAATATTGCTGGACTGTCTGCGGCACTATGACTGTGCGATTACCCGTCAAGACGCCTGTGAAGTTGTAGGCTATGCGGTTCAACTCGCTGCCAGACAGGGTGTAGTTGCCAGTTCCTGCAACGCTGATGGCCGTGTAGTCAAACGCAAAAACAGCAGACTGGCCGTAGCCGATGGTATAGAAGTTGCTCCCGTCCGTGAAGATGATGGCCGAATCGCCAGGCTGAAAAGTTAGTGTTAGGGAGCCGTTGATAGTCTGCGATCCAGGAGGATCAATAAGCAGGGCCCCTGTGCCTTCGTTGCGCAATTGAAAAAACCAATTGTCGCCTAAGGTGCCAGCGGCAGCCATGCTAATGGTACCTGCACCGCCACTCCATATCAAGACCTTAGCGCGGTCTGCAACACCTGCCGTGTATGAGGAACTAAAGAACGTGACTGGAGCGGCCAATGAAAGCAGAGAGCCAATTGCCACAAGACCCGTACCAGCAAGTGAGGCAGCATTTGCAGTTGACACAGCCGCGCCAAACTGGAAAGCCAGCCAAGTGCCTCCTGCCGTAGTGTTGTTGGTTAGGTAGATCTGCCAGACTTGACCAGCAGTGGGTGCGGCAATCTGGGTTCCGCCGTTGTTCCTGATGATGAAGGAGTTGGAGCCAACGTTGTTGAACAGGATGGCTTGTCCTGTAGATGCCTCAAGGGCACTTGGAAGCGTAAGCGACCATGGGCCGGATGTGGCTGTCACATCCATGATGCCGGCAATCAGGTTTGCTGATGGCGCGGTCTCAAGAGCCCAGTCATACGTGGTGTTGGCAGTGAGCGACACGGCAGCATAGCTGATCTCTGCTGGAGAGATGTTGCTGCCGCCGAAGATGTTGGTGTAGACGGTCATACTAGGCCTCGTTTCTTACGGCACCGCGATCAAGGACCTTGCTCATGTCTTCACCTTGCAGCGCTTGGGCTGCCGATGCGTACATGCTTTGCCAGACAGGGATGCGTTCGTCGTTTTTCAGGAATGGAGCAGCTTCCAACAATGTAGCGTACAGCAGCAAGTTGGGAGCGTATTGCGTGAGCCAGTTGGTCTGCGTGTTCTCATCCAGCAAGACAGGCAGCTCGTAGTAGAGGATCTCAATTGGATAGGCTGCGTCAGGCGTTGGAACAATTAGCCAGTTCGTGTAGTTGTAGTCGGCGTAAAAGACGGGTTCATCTATTTGCGTCTCATCTGGCCAATAGCTCCTAGCGTACTCATAGCTGCGGGTGAAGAGCTGCTGCCGGGTGTTGTTGCCGGTTCCGGTTCCGATGTTCATTGAGATAGTGTCGCGCCAGCGGTCTGGCTTGGCTAGCACAGCTACGCTGGCCTGCAAGGTAGTGACTACTGCAACCTGAAAGCCCTGGATCTTGAGGTCGCGACTGATGCGCCGTTCGGCAAAGTTGATCAGGCTTGGAATCTGGGCATAGACCAATGGGTCCGTGACGGCAGAAGCCCCACGTTCCAAGTAGCTGCGGACGTCGGTTTGCAGCGACGCAAAGGTCATTGCTTGAGGCATTACACGTTCCTCTCAAAGTGCGGGCAGTCTACCAAGGACTTAAAGTTTCCGCCCCACCGATTTTTGGGATTTAACATTTCCCAGTAAGCCCCGAGTGGAGCCAGCACAGCTTTGTCCCAGATAATCTTCCCATCTAGGAAGAAGTTGAAGTCGATGGCGCATCGCTTCAGGTGGATGCTGTTCATGGTCTTGGACCGGCCAGTCTTGAAATAGATGGCCTGCTGCTCAGGCGTACGAGCAAGCTCA